ATCCGGCGACGATCGATGTCGTCGCGCGGTCGAGGATCCGGCCAGACGGCACCGGCTTGCGGACCGAGCTATTCCGCGTCCGCCGCTCGACCGAGATCGGCGGTCGGCTTCGCTTCATTCGGATGGAGTGTGAGCTAGAGCATAGCCGCACGACGCCCGACGACGGCGACGGAACGCGCAACGCACTTCTGACGGAACCCTATGACGGCGCGGCCGCAGCCCCGCCGGGGATCAATCCGCTATGACCTTGCTCCTGATCGTCCTGTTGATCGTCCTCCTGATGGGCGGCGGCTATGGCTGGCATGCCGGCTATGTCGGCCCCGGCTCGCCGGTCGGCGTTATTCTCGTGGTGCTCTTGATCCTGGTGCTGCTCGGCGCGCTCGGCGGACCGCGCTGGGGGTGGTGGTGAGCGACCTAAAGCTAACCGTCACCCATTGGGGGCAAGTCGCGCTCGACAAGCGTGAGCTCGGCAAGCTCATGCGCGCGGCCGGCAACGATATTAAAAACAAGGCGGGCCGGCTGATCGCGCAAAGCAACGGCTCCGGCCGGCAATATGGCGCGCATCGCGCGTCGGCGCCGGGCCAGCCGCCCGCTCGACTCTCCGGCGATCTCCGGGGCAGTCTCAAGACGTTCGTTTTCAAGTCGAGCGAAGGCTTTGCGGTCCGCGCGCGGCAATTCTATGCGCTGTTCCTCGAAGCCGGCGCGAAAGGCGGCGGCAATCCCGGCCGGTCATTGGCGCGGCCGGTCAACCGGCGGACCGGCCGGCATATGCGCGCCAAGGGCGTCTATACCAAGCGCGTCCTCGAGCCGCGCCCGTTCCTCGATCGCGTCATGGCGCAACAGGCGCCCGAGCTTGATCGCCGTGTCCGTTTGGCGCTGGAGCATGCGTTGACCTGGAAAGAAACCAAGCCGAAGTGAGCGGCAACGGCGGCGTAACCATCATGGGCGCCTTCATCTCGCAGCTACGGAGCAACGCGCCGATCTTCGGCGGTCGCGTCGGCGGCTCGGCGGAATTCTATGCGGGACTGAAAGCTTACAACACGTCGATGGCGTTGCCGGCGGCGTATGTCTTGCCGCTCGGCCAGGAAGCCGAGCCGAACCAAGTCTGGAACGGCTTGATTCAGATCGTTCACAAGCAAGTCGGGATCGCGGTCGAGCTTGACGCGCAACGCGACCGGCGCGGTCAGGACCCGACGATGAGCTTTGAGACGATCGAGGCGCAGATATTCGCCTCGGTGCTCAACCTTGAAATCGGCGAGTGCCGCATGGTTCGTGGCACGTCGTTTGCCGGCGCGCGCTATCTCGATCTCGATCGCGCGCGGCTGTTCTACCAGTGGGAATTCAACATCGACTGGCAGTTAACCGACGCGGACGGCGTTCAGCCGCTATCGGTTCCGCTCGCGCATGTCGAGGTCGATATCTTCCATGCGCCCGGCGCGGTCGGTGTGCCCGGTTCCGATCCCGCCGCCGTCGTCGTCGTGCCGACCGGCGATCCGCCCTATCCGCCCGCAACCGACGGGCCGTGGCCGCAACCAAGCTCAACGGAGGACTGACAATGTTCGTAAAGCCTGCGCCCGGTCGGACCGTGCGCGATCCACATTCGATGGCGTTGCTTCCGGCCGATGGTCGCGAGGTCAACGATAGCGATCCGTTCTGGCTCCGGCGCGTCCGCGACCGCGACGTAATCGTTGAGGGAGCAATGGACCCGCAACGGACGACGCACCGCCGGCACGAACCGGCCGCGCACAAAGGGGAGGGCTAACCGATGGCGATCAATTTTACCTACTATCCGACCAGCAACCGGGTTCCCGGCGTCTATGTCGAGATGGACCCGTCGCAAGCGAACTCGGCGACGGTGCTACAGAATACGTTGCTGATCGGTCAGATCACCATTACCGGCACCGCCGTTAGCAACGAGCCGGCGTTGATCGAAAGCAAAGCGCAACTCCTGACGCTCTGCGGCAAAGGCTCGATGCTTTACAACATGGGAAGCCGGTATCTCGACCGCGATCCGTTCGGACCACTTTACATCCTGCCGATCGAGGACGACGCTGCCGCCGTCGTCGCGACCGGAACGATTACGGTTACCGGCCCCGCGACGCAATCGGGAACGCTGAACGTCTATGTCGGCGGTTTCCGCGTCCGCTCGCTGGTATCGAGCGGCGATGCCGCGACGGTCATCGCGACAAATCTCGCCGCCGCGATTACCGCGACCGAAGGGATCGAGGTCACGGCGGTTGCCGCCGCCGCCGTCGTCACCTTGACCTCGATCGGCAAGGGCGAAGTGTTCAACGGCATCGACGTGCGGACGAATTATCTCGGGTCGGCCGGCGGCGAATTCGCTGTCCCCGGCGTGACCTTGACCATAACGCCGATGGCCGGCGGAACCGGCAATCCGGGCATTGCCGGCGCGCTCGCGAACCTATCCGATCAGCCGTTTGACTTCATCATTACGCCCTACACCGACACGTCGAACCTCGACGCGCTCAAGGGCTTTCTAGCCGATGATGTCGGGCGCTGGTCGTGGGAACAGATGATCTATGGCGGCGCGTTCTCGGCGTATCGTGGCACGCTCGGCGAATGCACGACCTTCGGAACCGCGCGCAACGATCAGCATATGTCGATCGCCGCGTTCAACGACTCGCCCGATCCGCCTTGGATATGGGCGACCGAGATGGGCGCCGCGTCGGCGGCGAGCTTGCGCGTCGATCCCGGCTTGCCGCTTCAGTATATCAACACGACGCTCAAGGCCCCGCCGATCACGTCGCGCTGGACGCTCGGCGAGCGCAACACGCTGCTGTATGACGGCATGAGCACCTTCCGGACCGGCGACGACGGAACCGTAATCGTCGAGCGGATGTGCACGACCTACCAAAAGAACGCGGCCGGCGCGACCGACAACAGCTACCTCGACGTTGAAACCATGTATGGGTTGATGTTCGTGGCGCGCGATCTTTCTAACTATCTCCTGACGCGCTATGCGCGGAAAAAACTGGTGAGCGACACGACGCAAATACTCGCCGGATCGAACTGCGTCAACGCGCCGATGATCCGCGCGTCGGTTATCAACGAGTATCGCGCGATAGAAGCCGCCGGCTATGTCCAGAACAGTCGCACGTTCGCGCAGAACGTGATCGTCGAGAATGCCGGCAACGGCTTGGTCAAAATCCTCGCGCCGGTCGATCTGGTCAATCAGCTTCGCCAGATCGCGATCCTGCTTCAATTCCGTAAGTCATAAGGGGGCGGCAATGGCTGCATGCGAAAGGCTGGCCGGTATCACCGGCCTTACGATCGATGGCAACGCCTATATGGTGGTGTCCGACGTTACGTGGTCGCCGGCAAAATGGAAGCGCGAGACCTTGGTCGGTCTCGACAGCGTCCACGGTTTCTCGGAAGTGCCGATCCAGGGCTTTATCGAGGCGACGCTACGCGATAGCGGCGAGATCAGTGTCGGCGACTTCAACGACATGCGCTGCGTCGAGGTCATGGTGACGCTTGCGAACGGTAAGGTCGTCGGCGGGGCGAATATGTGGAACACCGCCGCGCTCGAGGTCCGCTCGGCAGAAGGCACATTCCAGGTCCGGTTCGACGGTATCGACGTATCGGAGGCATAACCGATGGACGCGCTAACGACCGATGACTTCGGTGAGCTCGGCTCGCCGGAGCCGGAGCCGCGCACGCTCGATATGGACATCGACGTGACCTTTCAGAAAAAACGCTTCACGTCGCTCCACCTGGAGGAGCCGACCGCGAAGCAATTGGAGCGCGCCGAGATCGAACTAAATACCACCAGCCCGACAGCCTACACGATGCGCCGCTACCAGATCGCGCTTGTCGCCTCGGTCGCACAGGTGCCGCGCGAGGTCGTGCTCGAATTGAAATTCTCGCAACTAAACGAGGCTTTCGATTTTTTGGCCGACTTGCTCGATCGTTCCCGCAAGGATGGCGCGACCTGATCGCCGACCTGACGCGCTTCTGGGGCTGGGGACCGCACGACGCCTGGGGCCTGACCGGAACGCAATTGATCTGGTGGGCCGAACAGTCGCACCGGATCGCTGACCGCGAGCGCGAAGCGACCGAGCAGGCCAGGGGATAATGGCCGGTTATTCCGTAACCTATACGGTCGTCGATAATGCGACCAAGCAGATCGACGCGATCAACCGTCGCGTCGCGCAAATGCGCGCGCCGATGGAGCGCATGCAACGTTCGGTTACGCGCTTCGTTGATGTCTCGGGACTCCGCAAGGTCGCGACCGGCTTCGAGTGGATCGGCAAGGCGGCGGGAACCGTGCTGCGCACGTTGACCGCGATCGTTCCCGTGATGGGCGCGATCGTCGGCGCCGCGTCGATCGCGGGCATGGTCAAGCTCGTGTCAACCTATGCCGACTGGTCGCATGAGCTTGTCGCCGCCGCCGACAACATCGGCACGACGACGCAAAAACTTCAGCAATTCGAGGACGCGACGCGGCTCGCCGGGGGCAACGCCGCGACCATGCGCGACAGCCTGAAGGGGCTGCACGACAATCTTGCCGACTTTAACAGGGGAGGCGCGAACGCCGCCGTTACCGGGCAATGGGCGAATAAGCTCAAGGTCAATCTGCGCGACGCGAATGGACAAATCCGATCCGCCGCCGATCTGATGCCGGAATTGCTCGAAAAGATTGCCGCGATGCCTGATCCCGCCGACCGCGCTGCCGCCGCGAACGCGCTCCTGGGATCGTCGGGCGACAAGCTGGTCGAGACGTTCCGCCAGTCGAGCCGCAGTTTCGGCGATTGGTTCAACGATGTTAAACGATACAAAGATTTAACGGACGAACAGAAGGCGAGTCTCCAGCGCTTCGGCGAAGCGCAAGGCAAGCTCGGCGTCGATTTCGACCGCCTGGGGCAACAGATTAGCGCAATGGTCGCGACGCATCTCGGGCCTCTACTAGAAAAATTCGCGGCATTCGTCGAACAGAACACGCCCGCGATCCTCGGCGCAATCGATCAATTGGTAAGCCGCTTCGCCGCTTGGCTGAACAACCCAGAGACGGGAAAAGCATTCGTCGCGAGCGTCAAATCCGTTGCCGACTCGTTGGTGTGGGTCAGTAACAACCTCGATACGATCAAAACCGGCGTCGAGGTCATCGCCGGATTGTTCGCGCTCAAATGGGCCGGCGGTATCGTGTCATCGATCGGCGCTGTTACCGAAGCATTCGGCGTCGTCGGCGTCGGCGGCGCGGCCGGCATTGGCCTATTGGGCGCTTTGGGCCTTGTCATCTGGTTGTCGGTCGAGATCGTCCGCCACTGGTCGGAGATCAAACAGGCCGGCGCCGAACTCGCCGACAGCGTAGGCAAGAGCTTTGATCGCGTATCGAAAACCATGTCCGACTGGTGGACTGGCAAACACGATCCGAACGACCTTCCGAAGCCCGGCGAGACTCCAAGCTATCCGACGCAGCCGGCTATACCGGCGCCGCAGCAGTATCTACCGCAAGGGGGCGCCCCCGGCGGCGCCTGGGCGCGTCCGCCAGGAGCGATCCAGAAGCAATCCGCGACCGGCGGCTATCTTCCCGGCGGCGTTACGCGCGCATCCTATGGCGGCGGTCCGCTCGGCGGTGTCGGCGGTGGCGGCGGCGGCGTCGCGGCGATCGGACCGAGCGAATTCTGGGACAGCATGGCGCGCGCCGTTGCCAAAGGCTTCGAGGACGCTTGGGACCACATCACCGGCATAGGCGGCGGTGGCGGCGGTGTCGGCGGCGGTGGCGGTGGCGGCTTCCAGCAGGCTTCGTTCCGCGTTCCCGCTCCACCGGCCGGCGGTCCGTCGCCGAACATCGGACCGGGCGGACGTACGCCGGGCGCGCTATCTCCCGGCGCGATATCGTCAGACGTAACGCCGGAAGGTCGCGCGTTGCTTGCCAATATCGCGGGCGGCGAAAGTGGCGGCGATGCGTCGATCCTTTATGGCGGCGGGCACTTTTCCGATACGTCGAAATTTCCCGAGTGGGCAGGCAAGATGGGGCCGGCCGGTATCTCGCACGCGGCGGGACGCTATCAATTCCAACCCGCAACATGGGCGGCGGCGTCAAAGGGGGCCGGCGTTTCCGACTTTACGCCCGCGAGCCAGGACAAGGCGGCGTGGTGGCTCGCGCAACACGACTACCGGCAACGCACAGGCCGCGACCTTGGCGCGGACCTCAAAGACCCGAGCAAAGCGTCGGCGATTGGCGCAGCCCTCGGACCGACCTGGACCTCTGCCAATCCCGGCAAGTGGGCTTCCGGCTTGCAAGACAAGCTAAAGGGCGCGCCAGTCGCCGCCGCGCCACCGGTAACCGTTCCGCCGCCACAGGCGCCGAACGGCGCGGTCGATGTCAACATAACGCACAAGAACCCGCCGCCGAATAGCGCGGTAACCGCGAGCGGATCGGGCGCGGTCAACGTCGCGCCGGTCCGCGTCGAGCATCAGAACATGGCGGACATATGAGCGGCTTCCTCGGTCCGATTGCCGGCGCGATCTCCGGCGTTAATCGCGTCGTCGGTGCGACCGGCTCGTTGGTCAACGATGTCGCGCGGATCGGCCAGAGCTTCGGCGGCTCGCAGACCTTCGATACCTCGGGCCAGTCCTGGGCTTCCGGTTCGTGGTTCCAACAGCTACAGCCCGGCTCGTGGCGCGGCGTCGGCTTCGTCCTCGATGCCGGCGATACCGCCGCCGGAAGGCGCGTTGCGATCCACGAATATCCCTATCGCGACGACGCCTGGGCAGAGGACCTAGGCAAGCTTCCGCGCCGGTTCACCATCCAGGCGTTCATTGTCGGCGACGATTGCTATCAACAGCGCGACGCTATGCTGCAAGCCTGCGAGCAGGCCGGCGCCGGGACGCTGGTCCATCCGACGCTCGGCTCGATCCAGTGCGTGTTGCTTGAATTCGGCTGCGCCGATCGCCGCGAGCGCGGTCGCGTCGTCGAGCTTCAGTTCACCTTTATCGTTGCGGGCGACGTGCTCTATCCGAGCACCGCGACCGCGACCGGACAGAACGTGCTCGCCGCCGTTGGCAAGCTCAATATCGCCTCGGCCGGCGATCTCGGCTCGACGCTATCGAGTGTCGGCAACGTCGCGCACGAAGCGATCTCGACGGTCGGCCACTATGTCGGGATGGCGACCGGTCTGGTCGGCGACGCCGGTCGGATATTCAACAGCGTGCGCGGCCTGACCGGTTTCTTCGGACGCTACGCGACCGGAAGCCGCTCGACGCTCCAGCCGGTAACCGCGACGATCAACGGCGTTCTCGGCGCCGCGACAACAGCGCGCTCGCTGGTCTACTCGACCGGCTCCCTGGTCAACCATCTGGCGAGCTTTCTGTGAGCAAGGAATCGGACGCTTTCGCCGCCGCCTCGGTCGATCTCGCGAACGCGGTCGCGGCGTCCGCCAACGATCCCGCCGACGCGATCCGGCTCCTGCTTCCACTCGCCGGCTGGATGCCGCCACCGATCGGCGGGACCGGTCCGCTCGCGATCAACGCGCGCGCCGCGTCTGACGCAATCGCGAGCAATCTCCGGTGTGCCGCTTGCGCGGCCTTGGCGGGGGCTACGCAGGCATATGGCCCGGTCAGCTACCAAGACGCGATGGCGGTCCGCAACGCCGTATGCGACGCGCTAGACGCCGAAGCGACCCGTGCCGGCGACGCCGGCCGCGACGCGACCTATCAGGCCCTCCGCGATCTCCGCGCGGCGGTCGCGCTCGATCTCGCGGTGCGCGGTGCCGGTCTCGCATGGCTGGTCGAGATCGAGACCCGCCAGCCTATGCCATCGCTCGCCGAAGCCTGGACGCTCTACCAGGATACGCCGCGCGAGCCGGGCCTTGTTGCGTCCGCCGATCCGCCGCATCCGCTGTTTATGCCGACTAGCTTTCCGGCGCTGAACCAATGAACGACACAAGCGGCGCGATCGCGCACGGCGTCGTCTCGCATGGCCCGCCACCCGGCTCGACCGACGTGTTGAGCCTGACCGTGGGCAATCAGACCGTTACCGGCTGGCAGCGGGTCTCGGTCACGCGACCGCTCGCCGCGATCCCGGCTTCGTTCTCGATCGAGGCGACCGAGCGCTATCCGAACGCCGCCGACATCGACCTCAAGCCCGGCCAGCCTTGCACGGTTAAGATCGGCGCCGATCTCGTGTTGACCGGCTATGTCGATCGCTACACGTCCTCGATCTCCGCGTCGCAGCATACGATCCGCGTCGAGGGCCGGAGCAAGTCGGAGGACTTGGTTGATTGCTCGGCACTGGTCGAGGGCACATCGGCCGGAAGCGAAAGCAAGGAAGGGATGCAAGTAGTCAACGGCACGACGCTCGATATCGTCCGCAAGCTCGCCGCGCCGTATCACGTCGATGTCCAGAGCACGGCCGGCGACGGCATCCAGGTGCCGCAATTCAATATCAATCTCGGCGAGACCGTCTGGGAGATCATCGACCGCATTACGCGCTATTCGGAAATGATCGTTTACGATATGCCGGATGGCTCGATCATGCTCGCAAAGGTCGGCACCGAAGCGATGGGATCGGGCTTTCGGATCGGCGATAACGTCGAGACGGCCGATGTCATGTTCTCGATGGATCAACGCTATTCCGAGTATGAGGGCCACCTGATCTCGATGATGGCACTCGGCACCGACGCGGGCGTTAATATGCCGGGCGTCGGCGAGATCGTCCGTGACGACGAAGTGCCGCGCTTCCGCAAGCTTTATGTGATCTCGGAACAGTTCGTGCTGGGCACGCCGCTCGCCGGCAAGCGCGCGATCTGGGAAAAGAACCGTCGCTGGGGCCAGAGCTTCAATTTCACCGTCACCTGTGACGCTTGGCGCGACGCTTCCGGCAAGCTCTGGGAGCCGAACAAGCTCGCGCCGATCGACGCCGAAGCGCTGAAGCTCAAGCATCGCGACTGGCTAATCGGCACCGTCACCTATCTGCGCGATGAAAGCGGACAGCATGCCCACCTGGGGCTGTGGCCCCCGGAGGCGTTCAGCGTCGAGCCGACCTCGCCCAACGTCCTGGTGACGCAAGACGACATCAACAAGAACAACCCGACCAAGCCGAACGCCGACGCTTCGCCGCCGACGACCTTCACGCCCTCGACCGCGACGGTCGCGACATGAGTGTCGCCGATCGGCTGTATCGCCGGGCGAGGATGGCGGTCGGGACAATGAAAATAACCGCGACCGACGATAGTGGTCCGGTTCATCGCGCACAGGTCCGGGGCTTTCCGAACGAAGTCATCGACGCGATGCCGGTGCTCCAGATTTACGGTCTCGCGTCGCATGCGATACCGGGATCGGACGCAATCGCATCCTTCGCGAGCGGCGACCGGTCGAATGGCGTCATCGTCGCGACCGGCAATCAGCAGCACCGCTTGCGGAATCTCAATCCGGGCGAGGTCGCGCTGTATGACAACAGCGACAGCCAGAGCGTCCTAAAGCTCGCCAACGGCGGCAACGTCTCGGTTACCGCGAGCGGAAAGCACACGACGACCGTCCCGAAAGTCGAGGTCAACGCTTCCGACAATGTGCTCGTGACGACGCCGCTGGTCCACGTCGAGGGCCGGCAAACAATGGCGTATGAGCCGGTCGATCCCAACGAGGTCGTGACCAAGAACTATTGCGACGCGAACCGCGGCGAGGGCGGCGGCGGCGCGGCGGGACCGCCTGGGCCGGAGGGGCCGGCGGGACCACAGGGGCCGGCTGGACCGGCAGGCCCCGCCGGTCCGAAGGGCGATACCGGCGCGACCGGCGCGGCCTCGACGACACCCGGTCCGCAAGGCCCCCAAGGCCCCGCCGGAGCCGCTTCGACGGTGCCAGGACCGGTTGGGCCTACCGGCGCGCAAGGCCCCCAGGGGCCAGCCGGAGCGGCCGGAGCGCAGGGACCGATCGGCTTGACCGGACCGGCTGGCCCCGCCGGAGCCGATTCAACCGTCCCAGGCCCCGCCGGTCCGACCGGATCACAAGGCTCGCCCGGAACCCCAGGCGCCACAGGCGCGCAAGGCCCCGCCGGAGCCGATAGCGTCGTTCCCGGTCCGGTTGGGCCTGCCGGCGCGACCGGCCCCCAAGGCCCTGCCGGAGCGGCCGGAGCGGCTGGAGCGACCGGGCCACAAGGCCCGGTGGGACCACAGGGACCGGCCGGGCCTACGGCGGTCAGCACCGACGCGAACAATGCCGCGCGGCTCGGCACCGATGGCAAAATCTGGGTGCCGCCGATCGGCGCGTCGCAGTGGGACGGTTACGCGCTCGCCGCCGACGCCGAGACGACCAGCGCGCTCGACGCAATGCTCGCGACGATCGCCGAGCTCACCGCGCGTGTCGCCGCGCTCGAGGCGCGAGCATGACGGGCTGGATTGAAGCCGCCGGCTTGCCGGTTCCGATCGCCGATGGACCGCTGCCGGCCGCGACTGGCGCGGGCGACGTTTGGATCCTCTGGGACAATCTCAACGCGCAAGGTGACTGGACGCTTGCGGCCGGCGATCTCCAGACCGGACAGGACCTCGAAACGGCGTGCTTGGTCTCGCTGTTCACCGACAAGCTCGCGACGCCCGACTTCGTGCCGACTGACGGATCGAGCGACCGGCGCGGCTGGTGGGCCGATCCGTATAACGATCAACCGCTCGGCTCGAACCTCTGGCAATTGGAGCGCGCCAAGAAAACCCGCGACACGCTCGGTCTCGCGCAACGCTACGCCGCCGAGGCGTTGCAATGGCTGGTCGATGATGGTGTCGCGAAAGAGATCGTCGTGAACACGGCATGGCTCGGCGCCGCGATCGGCTCGACCTTGCTCGGGATCGGAATCGCGATCGTCAAGCCTGACGGCTCGGTAACGCGCTTTACCTTCGGCTGGGCGTGGCAATCTCTCGCCGTGCTCGCGTCGCCTGTGCAAGTGCCGCCACCGCCGATGCAACGCGCCCGCGCAATGGTGAGGTAGCATGCCCTTCGCTCGACCGACTTTGACCGCGCTGCGCAACACCGCGATCCAGGACATTACGACCTCCGGCGTTCCCGGTCTCGACGGCTTGCTACGCAACGCGGTGCTGCGTGTGCTCGCGTGGTGCATGTCGGGGCTAGCGTATAGCGTCTATGGGTATCTCGACTGGATCGCGCGCGAGTCGGTTCCGTTTACCGCAACCGACGAATACCTGTTCGCCTGGGCGGCGTTGATCGGCGTTTATCAAAAGGACAGCACACCCGCGACCGGCGCCGCGCAGTTTACAGGCACCGCCGGTCTCGTGTTGCCATCCGGCGCGCCGCTAACCCGCCAGGACGGTGTGCCCTACACGACGACTGCCGATGGCACGGTTGATCCGACCGGCGTCCTGGTCGTGCCGATCGTCGCCGCTATCAACGGCGCCGCGACGAATGCCGATACCGGCGTCGCGATCTCGATCGCCGCGCCTGTGCCGGGGATCAATTCGGGCGGCGTAACCGTCTCGCCGTTGACCGGTGGTAGCGACCAGGAGACCCAAGACGAACTGCGGACGCGCATGCTGTTCCGCTACGCGCAACCGCCGCAAGGCGGCTCGGCGTCGGATTACGTCGAGTGGGCACTAGAGGTGCCTGGTGTAACCCGCGCCTGGGTCCAATCCGGCGGTGGTAGCGTCCAGGTTTATCCGATGTTCGATATTGCGAACGCCGAGCACGGCGGCTTTCCGCAAGGCACCGATGGCGTCGCGACCGAGGAGACGCGCGCGACCGTCGCGACCGGCGATCAGCTTACCGTCGCGGATCATATCTGGCCGATCCAGCCGGTGACCGCGCTGGTGTTCGTCGCGGCTCCGGCGCCGCTCGCAATCGATATCACGCTCGGTTCGCTCGATCCGCTCAACGTCGAGACCGAGGCCGCGATTACGGCGTCGCTGGTCGATGCGTTCCTGGTGATCGGCGAAGTCGGCGGCACGGTCTATCCGTCGCAACTATATGAAGCGATCTCGGCGACGCCGGGTGTGGTCCGTTTCGATATCATCTCGCCGACCGCGCCGATTACCGCGCCGGCCGGTGCACTACCGATCATGGGCGCGTTGACGGTCGCCTGACATGCCGATCCCGAGCGCGTCCGCGATCGATTACCTCTGGCAGTTTCAACGGCTCCTGCCGCGCGGTCGCGTCTGGCATCGCGGCTGGGGGACGTTGCAAGCCGCCGATCTCCTGACGCTGATGCCGACCTGGGCGCGGTTGCATATGCGAGCCGGCGAGGTTATCGCCGAGACGTTCCCGTGCTCCGTGTCCGCCGAGATGCTGCCGGAATGGGAAGCGACGCTCGGCCTGCCGGATTGCGCGCCGCTCGGCACGATCCAGCAGCGGCAGGCAGCCGTATGCGCCAAGTTCTCGATGCGCGGCGGACAGTCCATCGCTTATTTTATCGAGCTTGCCGCCGCGAACGGTTACCAGATCACCATCGAGCAAAATGCCGCCTTCCGCGTTGACATCAACCGCGCGGAGGATCCGCTTAATGACGCGGTTTGGGATTATGTATGGACGGTCACTTCGGTGACCGAGACATACGTTTACTTTCGGCCCGAGGTATCGCACGTCGAGGAACCGCTCGTGGTCTGGGGCAACGCGCAACTCGAATGCTTGATCCGCGAATATGCGCCAGCCCATACGATCCCGATCTTTGAATACGTCGATCCCACTGCGGTCTGGGACGCCGACACGACGGTCGCGCTCTGGGACACCGACACGACAACCGCAATCTGGGACGGCCTGGGAGTGCCCCCGTAATGGTTTCCAACATCAACCCTACCTATCCGATCCCAAACACCCCGACGACGCAAAGCGTGCGCGATAACTTCCAGCACGCGCACGACGAGATCGGCGCGCTTCAGGCCGCTGGTCCGTATGCGCCGCTCGCGTCGCCGGCTCTGACCGGCAACCCGACCGCGCCGACGCCTAGCCCGAACGACAACGACACCAGCATCGCCACTACCGCCTATGTGCAGGGGACCGTGGGGAGCTATCTGCCGCTGGCCGGGGGCACGATCACCGGCAACCTGACGGTGACTGGCACAGCGACCAGCAACCTAAGCGCCACCAAAGGGACGTACTATGAAGGCGGCGCCAACGCCATCGGATTTAACTGGGCCAGTCCAGCGATAACCGCACGCGTGGACGCCACCAGCGTTGGCGTTGTCGCATTTCAGTCATGGGTCAGTGGCGGTTTCCTCCCGCTCGCGGGGGGCACGGTAAACGGTAACGTCACGGCAACCGGGGCAGTATCGGCCCTGCAAGTCAATGTAGGCACTCCGGCAGCGACCGATTTCTACCTGGGAATAAGTGCTAACTATCGCTTTCTTGCGTGGCGCGATGGCGTCTACTCGATGGTGTTTGACAATACTACCGGAACACTCAGTTGGACCATGAATTCTGTTGCCAACACTATGACGCTCGACTTCGGTGGTAATTTGGCGACTGTTGGTTCTGTAAGCGCAAGTGGTAATGTTACCGCCAATGGCGTTTTCTCCACCAATAGTAATGGGGTCATATATAATAAGTTTGGGGCGCAGCAGATCGCATTCCAGTGGACGCCATCGCTCGTTGTTTGGATTGGCGGCGTTAATGCTGGCGTTATTACTGTTACGTCGGACTATCGCATCAAGCGCGATGTGGTGCCGCTGCCGTCGCTCTGGGAGGCCGTGCGGGCACTGCGGCCGGTCAGCTATCGGCTTCAGAACTACACGCCGGCTGAGATGGTCAGGGAGGCCGATGCCGGGCCGTTTATCGTGGGGGACGACGTGGAACGCTGGGGGTTCGTGGCTCATGAGCTACAGGCGGCGTTGATTGCCGACGCGGCCAGCGGCGAGAAGGACGCGCCGGGGCTGATCCAGTCGCCTAACCCCTGGACCGTGCTGGCGTCGGTTACGCGGGCGCTGCAAGAGGCGATGGCGCGGATTGAGGCGCTGGAAGCAACCCACCCGATACCGGGCTAAAAGGAAATCTGACATGCACCGCATAGACGATCCGACCGCAGTCCCGACGCTACCCGCGCCACGCGCGCCGGGATCGCCCGGCTACTTCACCGGCGGCTCACCGGGGAGCGGCGGCTTCCTCGCGACCATCGTGCGATATGAGTTTATGAATGCGCTGCAAGAGGAATTCTGCGCGCTGGTCGAAGCGGCTGGTATGACGCTCGATAAGACCAACAATAATCAGGTGCTCGCCGCGCTCCGCCA